CCTGTATTTGCTTTTACACAATGTATGTATTTTCTTTCGGTTTTTACAAACCAGGGATAGCTCCCTACGTCAACTAGTTTCCACATATTATCTCCTGTAAAAGATAAAAAAAGCAGCCAGGCTAATCCCAGCTGCTAACATTAGAGTGATCTAAAAAACCAACTCGTCCTAAACGCGAAGAAAAGGATAGAATTCGTAAGAAAGTTTGTGCCCCCCTATATTTTACTATTATAGCACGTCTTCGACTATTTGTCAAGGTTAAAATGCATCTTCCCATGTTCCTGTGAGAGATCCTTTATTATATTCCGTCGATCTGTTCTCAAAGAAATTTGTATGTTCTACGCCATTTACAACCCAATCCACCCATTCTAGTGGATTTTCTTTGACACCGTAGTTTGGTTTTAATCCTAACTGCAATAGTCTACGGTCTGCTATATGCCTTATATATAGCTTAACCTCGTCTGGTTCCAACCCTTCTACTGGGCCAAATGCAAAGGCTAAATCAATAAATCTATCTTCTAAATTGACCATATCTCTGCATATGTCGTATAAAGTTTTCTTAAATTCATCATTCCATACATGAGGTTTTTCATCAAGTATTTCATGTAACAATTTAATCATGTTTTCTACGTGGTGAGATTCATCACGAATAGACCATGCGACAATTTGTCCCATGCCTTTCATCTTACCAAAACGTTGGAAATTAAGTAACATAACAAAACTGGCAAACAGTTGAAGACCCTCACCAAAAGCTGAAAAAACCGCCATGTTTCTGATGGTTTGCTCGTCTGGTGTGCCCCCTTTGTTCTTCCAAAGATACTCGTGTTTATCATTCATAGCTTTAATCTCTTGAAAAGCTTTGTAGTCTTTGTCATCCATGCCTATAGTATCATTGAGTAAAGAATAACTATGTGCATGATTAGCTTCACTAGTAGCTATAGCTGATAGCATCATACGTATCTCTGGTTGTTTAAACATAGGCATATACACATCCATGTAAGCCTGTGCTATGTCTACATCTCCTTGAGTAAAGAAAGTAAGTATTTGTTTTATTAAATATTTTTCTGGTTCTGTTAGTCTATTATTCCAATCATTTACATCTTCATGCAAAGGTACTTCACTTGGCAACCAATGCATTTTTTGTTGTTCATCATATGCTTTAAACGCCCATTCATATTTAAATGGTTTGTAGTATGCTCTGCTATCAAATACTGACATTCTATTTCCTATTATTCCATCTTGTTGCTCTATTGTTCCATCGCTTGTGCCATGCCCAATTACTTAATTTACTTCCTCCGTGCTCACACACCGTCAGGAATATATATTTAAGCTTGACAAGATAAACATTCATCTTCTTCTGCATCTTTCCTCACTATTCTTTCTACCTTGTTTGCTACTACCTCAGCACGAGTCATAGCTTCGCTTCTTAAATAATATAATGTTTTTAATTTTTTAGACCATGCTCGCTTGTGTATGTTATTTAATTTACGTACATTAACATCTGGTGTAAAAAACAAATTTAAACTTTGAGCTTGGCATACATATTTTTGTCTATCCGCTGCTAAGTCAACAAGATACTCTTGTTCTAGTTCTATAGCTGTCTTATAAGTATCTCTTTCATTTTTAGATAACTCCTGTAAATGTGCAACAGATCCTTTGTTAGTAATTATGCTTTGCCATATTTTTTTATTATTGATACCCTTTTCTTTTAATAACTTTTCTAGATTAGGATTTTTCATAAGAGCAGAACCACTTAATGTTTTTTGTGTAAAGGCATTAGCCCTAAAGGGTTCTATACTAGGAGATACGCCTCCACATATAATAGAACTACTTGCATTGGGTGCAATAGCAATCATGTGTGCAAATCGTTTTCCTGTGCCCTTCATGTCACTAGGTTCACCTCTTTCTTTACCTAAAATATAATTTGTGGCTAAAGCGTTGGTGTGTATGTGTTTAAATATAGTTTTATTCAAAGAAATAGCTATATCAGATTCCATAGGTACGTTTTTACTTTGCAGGTAGGTGTGAAAACCCATAGCTCCCAAACCAATGGAACGTTCAGATTTAGCACTAGCTACTGCTCTCCATAGATGAGAGGGGGCAACATCTATAAAATGTGTTAATACGTTATCTAACATACGCATCAAATCATCTATAAATAATTTATTATCTTTCCATTCATCAAACTTTTCCACGTTTACACTAGACAAACAACATACAGCCGTTCTTTCATCATTGGTAGCTAATGTAATTTCACTACATAAATTAGAATGAGTTACTTTTAAACCTAAATCTTTTTGTGTTTTAGGTAAACCTTTTTGTACAGTATCTCCAAACATAATGTAAGGCTCACCCGTAGCAACTCGTGCTTCTAGTATTTTAATCCACAACTGTCTTGCTTTTACTGTCTTTACTTTATCTTTAGAGTTAGGATCAATTAAATCCCAATGCTCATCATTCTCCATAGCTTTCATAAATTTATCAGATACTACTACACCGTGATGCAAGTTAAGATTTTTTCTATTTTCATCTCCTCCCGCTGGTTTTCTCATATCAATAAACTCTATAATTTCTGGATGAGATATATCCATATAGCTAGCATAAGAACCTCTTCTAGTTGCCCCTTGATTAAAAGCAAGCATCTGAGAGTCCACTACGTGCATGAAAGGAATTACCCCTGTAGTTTTATTACCTTTGCTAGTAGACTGTCCCTGTGACCTAATATGACCCCAATAACCCCCTATTCCTCCGCCCATGCTAGATAACCAAATATTTTCAGTATAGTGTTCAGCTAAACCATCTCTACTATCATTTACATAATTCAAGAAACAAGAGATAGGCAGACCTCTGTCAGTACCACCATTAGATAATATAGGTGAAGCAAACATAAACCACTGGTTAGACACGTATTCATATAATCTTTGGGCATGAGCTGTGTCATCCGCAAAAGCCGTAGAAGCTCTAACAAAAGCATCTTGAGGAGATTTTTCCTCAGGAAGCATATACCTATCCTTAAGTATTTCTGTACCAAATTTAGTTAATAAAAGGTCTTTAGTGTAGTCAGGTGTAGGTGGTTTAATCTTCATAATCTCTCTGTTTGTTTGTTAATTTTAGGAAAGTTTTAAGTATAACATCTTTTATAATTAATAGCAACAAGAATCATACAAGACTACGCAAAAAAATTGTCGCATAATCCCAATCTACCTCTTGACTAAATGCATCTTCAAGAGATTCAAGCATAAAGAGGTCTAAATCTTTGTTAAGATTCTTACACACTTGTATTAATCTTATTTCATAATCTGGGTACAATCTTTTTAGTACAGGCAAATACAAATACTTTAATTGACTTTCTGCTTTAGACACGGCTTTTAATTTACATTCTAAAACTATAAGTAATTTACTATCTTTGTCTGGTTTAATTACAATGTCTGTTTGACACCATCCCATGCCTCTGCCATCTTCAAATTGATACCATTGACCATGCAATACTCGGTCTTCACCATACATTGCTTTTATATAATTAGCTATACGATTTTCATAAAGTTGGCCAGCTCTTTTTACACCACGAGATTTTGTCATGGGGATAAAGTCTGGTCGTGCATCAAGAGCTTTGACCCACTTTAATTTACGGATTACGTTACGTTTCGACATGGAAAAACCAAATTCCCTTCAACTTTAATGTAACCCGAATCTTCCATAGCCTGGATTGTCTGTGTTAACTCTCCAGGATTTGGAATCTTTCTTAATAACTCACGTTTAAAATGTCTTATTAATAAATGAGATTTACCATTAGCAAATAGGGTGTCATTCAACCAGACAGTCATATCATAGGCTATCTTACCTGTTCTACCCATACCAAAACCTTCCAATGCTTTAGGCATATGAGTTTCCATATCTCTCATCAATTCTTTTGTGTACTCCCAATCTTCTAACATAATTTTTCTTGAACCTCTCCTAGAGGCTGATACTGACATAGCCACTTTAATATGATGTGATATTCTTCTTTGATTGTACTCTGCTAAGTGAGGGGCAGTAGGTTTAGGAGGAATACCTGCTTCGATATCTTCATTAACTTCATCAAAACAATCTGCATCAAACGTCATTGGCCCATACATTTTCGCTATTGAACTTAAATCAAGTCGCAAGTTTTCTATAGTATTATCAGACACTCTAGGTTGTACTAGACTTTGTTTAATTTCGGGCCCATCATAGAACACAGGAATCATTCTAGATAACAAACCTTGAGATCTAGCATCCTCTGGTAAGTTATCAACAAACTGTTCTGGGGTAGCACAAGCTATCCAGTTTAAGCAAGGCCCGTTAATAACATACTCTCCTGCAGTTTTAGTTTTATGGCTATAAGAATCTTTACTGTCCCACATGTCGGTTAGAAACATTTGTAAATACCTATCTGTTCTAGACATGAAGGCACCAAACTCTGATGTAACTAATGTAAGAGAAGCATCATGAAACTCATCTAGCTGTGGGCTACTTAACCTCATGTCTATGCGTTGTAATTTACACATATCAACTGCTAATTTTTCGGGGGTAATCCTATCTTGTATTGAGTACAAAGGATACTTACGTAATCCATATTTATCTAAGCCAGAATTAAAATTTGAGTCATCCTCATTAGTACCTACAGGTGTAGTTAGCTTAGAGAAAATTTTAGAGAATGGTAAGATTAAAGATACAGATTTATTACGACCTGGATTAGCTACTAAAGTAATAAACAAATTACTTCTAATATCATAGTTAGACATAGGAAACCACACTCGTCTTCCCAGTGCCCCCGCTACTGTTGATAGAGCCGACCATATCGCAAAAGTTTTAGGTATAGGACTACCTTCTAAGGCATCTGCACTTGCTTTTAAATAATCAGTATAATTTCTAACCACTTGGTCTCCATTTCTTCATTGCTTTCCAGTTAGTACCAACTTCACAATCAGATGGTATAATCATCTCCCTCTTATTAACTGTTAGAGGATTATGCATGCATTTTAAAATCTTAGGAATTAATTCATCTACACGTTCTGTAGGTATCTGTCCTAAAATTGCATCATGCACTTGACCTAGTATCTCTACCCCATGTGAATGTAATTCTTTCCACACATTATATATTCCTAAGTTTAAAATATCTGCTATCGTAGACTGAGGTACGTAAGCTATAGCTAATCTCAATGTAGATGCATCATCTAATCTGCCCCACAGTTGAGTACGTCTACCAAAGGGTGTTATCAAAGATCCTGTTGATTGAATCTGTTGTGTAGTTTTATCATGCCAAGTACGTATACCAGGAAATGCTCCTTTAATTTGTAATTGAGTATTCGGGCCTGTCCCTATAACAGTGCTATTGTCCATTAACTCTTTGAAGCCACCTTCTTTATCTTGCTTGTGCCATTTTTCTACTTTGTCTAATTGTACCACACCTCCAAAATAAAGCAACTGAAATTTAATAGCTTGGGATACTTTTATTTTAATTTGTTTAGCTAAAGAATGCGGTGATACTCCATAGTTTGTACCATGTCCTGCTCTCTTACATATATCTCTATAACTGTGTTGATTAAAATAAGGTTTGTTTGCCAACTCTCTATCTTGTTCTGGATCCCCAGACCAACCCATATTCGGCCAAATCATTTTAACAACTTCAGTATGTAAATCAGATGTCTCACAAGCATTTATATACCCTTCATCTCCAGATATATAGGCTGTTACTCTTGATTCTGCTTGTTCTAGATCGGCATAAAACATTGTCATACCTTTATCGGGTATGAACATCTCACGCATATCTTTGGTAATGTTCTGTAAGTTAGTGCCTGTGCCCCACGGGGATTCTTTAGATGACCACCTACCTGTTTTAGTTCCCGCTACTTGGTATTGACAACGTATACGACCATCCTTATCTCTTTCTGTCTCTAATACATTTAGCTGTTTATCAATATTTCGTAAAGCCATAATGGTATTACAAAATGGTTTTGCTCTTGGGTAATTTGCAGCCAAGTGTTCTAGTGCTTCTTTATCTGTAGATACTTTTTGTTTGCCTTTGACACTAGCAATGACTTTAGGTAAACCTAAATGAACATATAATAAATCCATTAATTGCTTAGGACTATTGGAATTAATATCTCTATTCCAAACAGCATTAGAAAATAGATTAAGCATACGTTCTAACTTAATCCTTTGGTCTTTCAAAGGGGCACGTATTCTCCTAACTGCCTCCTCATCAACTCGCAAACCTCTAAGACCCATTGATATGGCAGGCCCAAGACTAGCTATCTCAAATTCATATGTTTTTCTTGTTACATCATCTAATAATTCATCATCAAGTTTGTGCCAAATTTCATTTGTTAAAGCACAATCTAAGGCACAGTATGCCCATTCTGTTAAATCCTCATTAAGATTTAGAGATAATATCTCCGTGTTTTTTATTATCTTCATTTGCTAATTCTCCTGCTATTGCTGAGTATCCTACCATATCTATATATGTATCCATACTCGGGTGTCCAAATTTTGCTCTTGCAACTTTTAATAATACCATGAGGATTGCAACATCTCGTGCATGTATTTCTCTATCTAAATATGCACTCCAAAGTTTTGCTATGTTGTCGTGATTTGTTCTCTTGTCCCCATACTCGTCTTCTCTAGCACCATCTAATATCTTTTCAGCTGTGCTTAATATATCTTTAATCTTTCCGCCAGATTTCATCGTAACCTCCCATGAC